AAGTTATTCGTAAGGTTGACGAGAAAGAATTCTTAATGACATTGAGTTGGCTTGCACGTATGACATTGCGTGGACTAGAACTAACTGAACATGAAGAACTAACACTAGAAAATGAAATTAGCCGATTGCTCAAAGTAGTAAACAAGCCCGAAATTATTGTAAAAGAACCTAGCAATCGTCCTAATGTACAGGAAATTATGCGTGAAAAGGCACGTGAGGCAGCAGGTGAATTAGAAGGGCTCTTTGACGAATTCTATACAACAGGTAAGGCTTCAACTAAAATTGTTGATGTTGTTGCAAAATATAATGTGTTACCACAACATATTCCATTGATTGTTGAAATATGGAAAAAGAAACAAACAGAGTTTGAAGAAGTATCCGAGACTGAAGATAAGGAACTTAAAGAGGCTTATGGCAATCTAGGTAAGGTACAGTTGCGTAACACACTTAAGTTCGTTGAACAGGTATTAAGTGACCTAAACAGTTATATCAGTATTAAGAAAGCCAGCAAAGCCCCTCGCAAAAAGAAGGCTATACCCGTTGAGAAGATTGTTAGTAAACTTAAGTACTTGAAAGAGTTTAAGGATGCTGTTAATAAACTTGACTTGATTAGTATACATCCAACTAAGTTGCATGGTGCTAGTGAGGCATGGGTCTATGATACTGCAAAACGCAAATTGCATCATTATATTGCAGACGAGTATTCAAAATCATTTACTGTAAAGGGAAATACGATTCTTGGATTTGACAATGTGAATAGTGAGATTAAAACATTACGTAAGCCCGGGGAACAAATTAAAGAAGTAATGGGTTCAAAGCCCGCGGCACGTAAATATTTTAAAGATATTAAGGCAGTAGGTACAGTACCAAACGGACGCTTTAATGAGAATATGATTATATTAAAGGCGTTCTAATGGATATAGAAAAACGAATGAAAGAAATGCTGGAACCAGTTGATAAATGTATTCAATTGACTGATAGCCATGAAGATATGCTAATGTTAGCATGTGCTATGTTACAACGAACTAAAGAGATTTTCGATAATCAAATCGGGGTAAATGGCAGAAAAGAAATGTTTAAGGACTTAATAAAATGATTGAAAAAGCAATAACTTGGTTTACGATTAACCGTAAAAAAATCGGATATACATTAGGTATACTTAATATATTAAGTGGTGTAATGTGTATTAGTGGTTACGGACAATTTAGTACTGGATTGGTACAAATTTTTGTAGGGGCCTTTGTTATTTTTGATACATGGTTCATGCTATGAGTATTGATTTAAACAAATACAGTGAATTTGTAGGTGCAGTAACAAGTCAACCTAGTATTGATTTAACTACATTCATGGACACCCTTGACCGATTAGATAAAAACTATGAATTAGATTTAAATGACGGACAAATGAAACATGGACCAGATGTTAATATTCCATTATTGTTAACTGCTTGCCTAGGACTTGCCGCAGAGTCAGGTGAGTTTATTGAAATTCCTAAAAAGATTTTCTTTCAGGGTAAAGCACTTACTGATGAAAATGTGTTTCACATGAAACGTGAATTAGGTGATGTTATGTGGTACTGGATTAATGCATGTCGTGCATTGAATCTTGATCCCAATGACGTTATCAATGAGAATGTTAAAAAATTAGAAAGTCGTTATCCCGGTGGAAAGTTTGACGCACATTACTCTGAGAATAGACAAGCCGGCGATTTGTGATTCCTTATAATTTCTAGATAAATATAGTATCTAGGAATTATATATGGCCATCTTACAATCAGCATCACTAAATGAGTTAAAAGAAGAACTTTTTAAAAGTTTGCGTTATCGTATGGGTGACGGAATCGTTGATTTAGAATTAGACCCTGAACATTATGAAGCTGCATATAGTTATGCTGTTAAGGTATATCGTCAAAGAGCGCAAAATGCTACACAAGAATCATATACTTTATTAGAATTACACGAACATCAGGATGTATATACTCTTCCTAGAGAATTTATAAGTGTAAGACAAGTATTTCGTAGAACGATTGGGTTAGAAACAGGACCGGCTGCGAGTAGTTTTGACCCCTTCAGTAGTGCTATTCTTAATACATACCTATTGAATTATAACTATGCGGGTGGTTTAGCAACATATGACTTCTATGCAGGATACATAGAATTAGCCGCACGTATGTTTGGTGGTTATGTAATTTATACATTTAATCCCGTAACTAAAGAAATTCGTTTAGTTAGAAATATTAAAGGTAGCGGGGAAAAAATATTAATTTGGGCCGACATACAACGTCCGGAAGTGGAACTATTACAAGATCCGGGCGCTGGTATTTGGATTGGAGACTGGACACTCAGTCAATTGAAACTAACATTAGGTGAGGCACGTGAAAAGTTTGCAAGTATTGCAGGACCGGGCGGTGGTACAACATTAAATGGTACTGCATTAAAAGCCGAAGGTGCCAAAATGCAAGAAACATTATTGGAAGACTTGAAGCGTTATGTAGATTACAGCCAACCATTAACTTGGATTCAAGGTTAATGAGAGCAGGTGAATTTGTTACTGAACTGTTTCGTCCCGGTAATCAAAACTGGAAGTGGAACCGCCACTCTCCTGATGAGGCAGTTGCACATTTTACTGTAGGTAAAAGAAAATACGTATGGCAAGCATTTAATCATCACCTAGATGATAAACCAGAAACATGGGAAATACAATTTCGTTTAATTAGAGATTTATTCGATCCTGAAAAACTATCACGATTTGGCACAACAGGTACAGGTAATTCAGCAGAAGTAATGTCAATTGTAGTAGATATATTTCGTGAATTTTTACAAGTCTATGGTGATAGTGTACAAAAAATTGTGTTTGATGCAAAAGAAAACAGTCGCATAGCACTATACACAAAAATGGTTAAGCGTTTAATACCCAATTGGGATTTAGACCAAGAGTATAATCCGGAAATGGGATTAAGATTTATATTGTCCAGACCAAAAGACAAAACAGTTCGTGAAGATAAACCTAAGGATGGTAAATCTATTTATAGAGCTGGAATGTGTGATGCATTTGCTATGGCACTACACCAACTAACAAAATTACCCCTAGGTGCTTGGACTGGATACTATTATGATGATTTTGAAGAAGAAGACAGTACGGAAATTTCTCATATTTGTTGTGTAAAATCATTTGACCAAATAGAATGGATAGATGTTGACGGACTACATCGTGGACAACCTAAAAATTTATACTTTAACAATAAGATTGAAAGTATTAAACTAGTACCAATATCAGAAGAAGATGCCCGTTATGTTTACACTATGGAAGGGGTAAGTGAAATGGATATTAAAAAAGCAAAACAATTTATTTTATCCGACCCAAATCTTTCTAAATTAATGTAACCTAATACTTTACTTTTGTCACACTCCTGTAGTATAATACATTACAGGAGTTTTGTTTTATGATTATAGGTATTACAGGGTTTATTGGTAGCGGTAAGGATACTATCGCAGACTATCTTACTACATTTCACGGATATAAACGTATTAGTTTTGCCGGAACATTAAAGGATGCGGTAGCCGCAGTCTTTGGCTGGGATCGTGAGTTGCTTGAAGGAACTACAAAATCTAGCCGTGAATGGCGCGAACAATTAGATTTGTGGTGGAGTGAACGATTAGGCATACCTGAATTAACTCCTAGATGGGTATTACAACAATGGGGTACCGAAGTATGTCGCAATGGATTTCATAATGACATTTGGGTAGCAAGTGTAGAAAATCAATTACGTAAGGCTAAAGACAATATTGTAATTACAGACTGTCGTTTTGCTAATGAAGTTAATGCCATCAAAAATGCAGGTGGCATTACTTTGAGGGTCGAGCGTGGCGAAAGACCAGAGTGGTACGATGCCGCAGTTAATTATAATAAAGGACCAAATGGTAACTCAAATTGGTCATTAAGTAAAATTACACTAGATAAGTACAAAATTCATGCAAGCGAATATTCTAGTGTAGGATTAAATTACGACCATTATGTTGATAATAATGGTACTATTGACAGTCTACATAATCAAGTTGAAAAATTAATCAACCGCTAAATCGCCGCGTTTCCAGTTAACCTGAGTCTTCTTAACTAATTCTACACAGTTTAAACATACTGTTCGTAGATTTATAGATTTGGTATTTTCTAGGTTACCGTCAATATGAAATACTGTAGTCTGACTAGGTAATGAACTCTTAAAGCCACATAAATCACATGTGGCTTTTTTCTTATATCCTGCTTTTTGCCAACTTGGTATTCTGGGTTTCTTTTTGTTTTTCTTTCTTCCGCACTCATCACACATACTACGATAGTGTGTTATTCCTTCACGTATATAGTTTATAGCAGATGAATTTTTATTACAAGTTTTGCATATAGGTCTCATCGTCTATTTAGCACCTATAACCTTCGAAGGCACGCTAATTGGCTATTTTTTAATATTATTGCTAAATATTAGTACGTTAGGGCGTTAACCCTCATAATCATAACTAAAGGAAAACAAAAATGGCATTAGTATCACCAGGCGTACAAGTAACAGTTATTGACCAAAGTCAATATTTACCAACAGCCACAAATTCAGTCCCGCTATTACTAGTAGCATCAGCAACAAACAAAGCAAATTCAGCTGGTACAGCAGTAGCCGCAGGAACAACAAAAGCAAATGCAAGTAAATTATATCAAGTTACAAGTCAGCGTGACTTAACAACGTTATTTGGTAATCCATTCTTTTATAAGACAACAAATGGTACACCAATTCATGGATATGAATTAAATGAATATGGATTATTGGCAGCATATTCACTATTAGGTGCAACAAATAGTTGTTATATATTACGTGCGGATATTGATTTAGCCGCATTAGTAGGTACATTAAGTCGTCCACACGGTGCACCGCTAGATGGTACTTATTGGTTAGATACTACTAA